TGCCGCTCCCTGCTGAAGTAACAGACTTGGCTCCCCTCAGAGGGGGAGCCAAGAACGCATCCGCTCTCAGCTCAGTGCGTCCTTCAACTTGCTGAAGAACCACCATTCGCAGGAATGGCGTGATTCCAACGTTTCTGAGGGTTTCAGACGGGCTTCAAAACGTTTTTGCCCACATTTTGCCCACATTCTCCCACGCCCGTCTCCACCTGCACGGCGGCATCGAGCAGACGGGCCACGTCCATAAGGTCGCTGTCGAACAGATCCGCGTACACGTCCAACGTCATGCTTGCGTTCTTGTGGCCCAGCATCCTCTGCAGGGCCTTGACGTTCGCGCCCGCATGCACGGCCAACGAGGCGGCGGTGTGACGCAGGTCGTGAGGCACCGGCCAATCGTCCCGCTTCCAGCCCAGACGGGTGAGCGTGTGCGTCCACCATCCCGTCTCGCGGGCGAGGCTCTGCTTGCGGATAGGGCCTCCACGCACGTCACGGAACACGCGCTCCTCGTGTTCGCGTTGCTCGCATATCGGTTTGAGCGCGTCCATGACTATGCGGGGCATGGGCACGTCACGGCGTTCGTGGTTCTTCGGGGTGCCCTCGGCCCATTTGGCGTTGACGTATACGAGGTTGCGGCGCACGTGCAGTATGCCGGCGTCGAAGTCGAGATCGCGTCTTTGTAATCCGGCCGCTTCGCCCCATCTCAGCCCGCAGAAGCCCAATAGCAGTATGAGCGCCCGGCGCTCCTCTCCCAGCTTCCGGCAGTTCGACGCTTCGTTGGCGAGTGCCAGCAGTCTGGTAATGGTCAGGTAGATGCGGCGATCCTTGCGTTTGGGGAGTCTCGGCAGTTCGATGCCGTCGCACGGGTTGGAGGAGATGAGCTTGTCCCGCACAGCCATGCTGCATATGCCCTGCATGATCTGGTATGGGCGGCTGACGGATGGTGCGCCGGACTTATCGATTATGCTTCCGACCCATGCCTGGACTTCGGCGTGTGTGATGCTGCCTATCTGCCGTTCTGCCCATTTGGCCTCGCAGTGGCATTTCCATGCGCTGTCCATGTTGGAACCCGAAGTCGCCTTCCAAAACGGCTTCTTTTCGGCAATCCACTGGTCATGCAGCGTGCCTATGCGTTGTTTGCCGCCTTCCGGGTCGATGTAGCTGCCGGTGGCCTTGGCTATGGTGACGTGTTCCGCAGCCCACGTCTCCGCGTCAATCTTGCGGCGGAAGCCCCTCTTGTCGGTTTGCGTGCCGTCGGGTTTCCGATAGCGGACTCGATACCTGTTTTCGCCTTTGGCCGTCCTGTATCTGGTGATGTTCGCCATGATTTTTTCACTCGCTCATACTTGTTTTCGGTTTTAACGTGTTTTAACTGGTATTAATGTGTTTTAATGAGATTTGACGGATAACAGGGAAATTAATAAAATATTCTCTTTACGCCAAAATCGGAAAGGAGACGGCCATGACCATGACCGATACCGGCGTGAAGCCGATTCCGGCATACGTGCCGCCCGAGGACGGCAAGCCACGCAACGCCGTGGACGAGAAATGGATGAAGCTGACCCGCAGCGCCCGCCATTACATGGAACGCAGGGCAAAGGCCCGGAAGGAAACCATCGATGGGTCTGAAGCTCGTCATTGAGCGCGAATGCTCCAGAGACCATCAGACGGCCCTCAGGCAGTTCCTGTGCTGTGAACCTGGAGGCCCCGAATGGGCGATGGACCCGCAACGCTACATACGTGACCTCAGCGTGCGCAAGACCCCGAAGGGGATCATGCGCACGCTTCTTGTCGTATCCGGAGATATTCCCCTGCATGATGACGTGGTCGGCTTCTGCGAATACGGCGTAGCCGTGGAAACGACCGATGAGCATGAGGGCGTCTACCAGATCTCGTATATCGCCACCGCTTTGAAGGTGCGTGGCACACATCTCGGAGGCACTCTGCTCTCCTCGGTTATCGTGCGCCTGCGTGACGATGCCTGGCGTTTCAACCGCACGCCACTCGTGCTCACCCAGGTGGATCCGCGCAACAAGCCCAGCATGGACCTGTTCACACGATTCGGATTCATGGACGAGGGGCCGGATCCCGACGACCCGGAATACCATCTGCTGTCCCTGGAGTTTACCCCGCAGGAGCGCGGAAACTACTTCGGCAGCACACTCGCGTTCTTCTGACATTTCGGGTATGGCTTCGCCCCGTGTAGGATAGTGGGCGAAGCGTCCTCCTTTCCATTTCTCTGGTGGGATTGGGATTCTTCAAGCCCTGCTGACGTTGCACCGTCAGCAGGGCAATTCTCATTTCATCCAGCGAAGTCTGCCGTCTGAGGCGACTCGGCATGTCAGTATGTTACCGGCCGATGATGTGCCGGTTGAACCCTCGCTGCTGCAGAACGAGCCTCCGCGCACCGTTCCGATGGACGGAGGAGCTGTTTGCTGCTGTGCTTGTTGCTGCTCGGCCTGCTGTTGAGCCTGCCGTGCGGCTTCCTCGGCAGCGGCCTGCTGCTGTGCTTGTTGTTCCGCCTGTTGCCGAGCCTGTTCCTCGGCGGCTTTCTTCTCTTCCTCTGCTTTCTGAGCTGCTTCTTCCTCCGCTTTCTTCTTTTCTTCCTCCGCCTTTCTGGCCGCCTCTTCGTCGGCGGCCTTGTTGTGTACTCGAATCACGCCGTTGTTCGCTGACAGAATCTCCCAGTTCGAATAGAGAATGACCGATTTGCCGCTGTCGCTTTCGATCTTGTAGTCCGAGGCGTCATACCCTTCATCGGTCAGAGCGGTGATGGCCTTGTCCAGCATCATGCCTTTTTTGGCTATGTTCGGCAGGTCAGAAGTGTCTCGCTTCACTGTGAGCGTGATAGATGTGGAGGTCTTCTCCTTTTGCCCTGCTTCGGGCGTCTGTTCCTCGACTTTCCATTTCCTGTCTTTACCTTTGGTGTCGGGCGTGACAGTGATGGTTTTGAAGCCTTCCTTTTCGAGGGCAATCTTGGCTTCGAAAACTGTCTGGCCCACGACGTCGGGGATGGCCTTGGACGGTGTGAATATGTATCCGATGACGCCGATGGTCAGCAGAACGATGATAGTTATTCCCCACCAGCGCTTGTACCATGGTTTCTTCGCGCCGTGTGAACCGTGTCGTCCGTTTCTTCCGCCATTCCCTCCGTCTCGGGGAGGCGTTGTCGGTGTGGCTGGCGGCTGCTGCAGCACTTCGGTCGGTGCCAGTATCTCCATCGGCTGTTCCGACGTGGTGGGCAGCTGCTGCGTTGGGGTTGGGAACGTTGACGGGGTGTATGCCGGTTCCTTTTGGCTGCCCATCGTCGTGTTCTTTCTTCTCGCCTTCTTTGACGGCTTGTCGAGCCTAGTCTCGTAGCTGATGCCGGTGCCGAGGATTATCGGGGTGCCGAACCGTGTGCCGCCTTTGCCTACGGTCACGTGCGGCGCGCCACGCTTGCCCATGGTCACGCTTGTTACTCCGCTTTTGCCGAGGTTCAACCGCAACCCCTTGCCGAGACTTATGCTCTTGCGAATCCTGAATCCCATGGTTCTCTTCCTTCTTTATGCAGCCACGCTGTCGTGCAGCCAGTTTTTGTATGCCCGGATTACCCAGGGCATGACGTTGAGTTCTCGTGCTATGGCACATTCTCGCCGTCGAAGATAATCTCGGCGGACTGATATTCGAGCTGGTTGACGAGCATGCGTGCGGCCTCCATGTCGGCTCTCCGCTCGGTTGCGGAGTCGCATTTGCATCCTACGTCGTGGTGACGGGCATGACTAATCTCATGTGCGAGCACGCACCGGCGTTGGATTGGTGTGAGCCGGTCGCTGATGAGTATGCGGTTGTTGGCCGCGTCGTAGCCGCCCTCAAGATCTGCCGGCAACGCCAGCTCGTACACGTTGGCCCATTTACTGGCGATGGTCTCCACGTCGATCATGGCATTTCCTCGTATGCTTCCTGCTCACGCTCGATATCACCGTACTTCGCGGCAAGATTAAGAGTGGACGGATCGACGGAATCAGTAGAGATATCTGAAGACTGCTGCGCCTTCAGCATTTCGAATATTTCATTAATGGAATCGCGCTCCTCCTGTGTCATGGACATATATTCTTCGTTTTCGAGTTCGCTGACACGGTCAAGCACCATATTGAGTGCTTGTACTGGAAGACAGTGACTTATTGCGCTAAGCCTGATGAACTCAGACAGTCGGACTGGTGCTTTATTGCCCATTTTTATATCCCGAATACGGCTATAAGTTACTTCACCTTGGGTAAGGTTTTCCATTTCGCGGTACGAAGCGCCCAATTCATCCAGCAAACCAGACAATACGTCTCTTGCCGCGTAGTCGAAAATATCCCATTCAATCTTTGTTGCCATGTGCAAATGTTATCACCTGACAGCAGCTAGAAACGCCGCATAAGAACTGTTGTCACATGACAACACGCCGAAGCGTTTGACTTTATTTGTTGGCAGGTGCCAATATACAAACCATGATTGCATCAGCCAACAACGCAGCTGCTTCGGCCGTGAAGAGCCTCCGAGTAAAAGCCTTGCTCGATGAGGTGCCGAAGACGCATATCGCCTCCAAGGTCGGCCTCAACCGGATGACCGTAGGCAAACACCTCAAGTCGGACGACATGTCCCTAAGCGAGTTCATCAAAACCGCCTTCGCTCTTAACACGAATCCGGCTCAGGTTCTCGCCGAGGCCATCGAATCCACCCAGGCAAAAGAAAAGGCATCCGCCGCCACGGATGCCGAGATCAAATGAAAGAAGGTTCAAATGAACAACACCATTCTAACCGACAACAAGGAAATCGAAACCCTCGACCTCCCCTCATGGTGGAGCGACGACTTTCCCTGCGTGGCAACCTTGCTCAAGACCGGGTTCAAGGGGCACCGTCAGTTGTTCGCGGCTGACGTGGATGTCCTCCCCGGCGTCGGATTCGCGTTCTACGAAGTCCAATGGCTCAGCAAAGACGGGTCTTCCTCCGATGGACCCCTTACGACAATCGTTCCATTCAACAACGTCGAAAGCATTGAACAGGTAGAAACCGTGGAAGCAGAGGACGGTGGTCTCAAATGAGCAACGCATTGCAGACCCTTCGTTTCGAAGATACGGAGGTCACCGCACTGGACTGCAACACCGACGAGCCGGTGTTCGTCGCCAGCCCCATCGCGAAGAAACTCGCATACGAGAGCGCGAAGGACATGTTGCGCAATCTTGACTCCGATGAAAAGGGTAAGCACATTGTGCCCACCCTTGGAGGAGAACAAGAAATGAGCGTCATCACGCTGCCAGGCCTGATCCACGCCTTGAACAATCGCCGCCCCGGCGCAGTCAAGGACGAGGCCACGCGCAACATGGTCATCCGGTTCCAGCGTTGGGTGAACCACGAACTAGTGCCGACCGTAATGCGCAGCGGCAGATACGAGGTGCAGCGTCCGCAACACCTGCTTGAGGCGGCTCACCATGAGCGCATGATGCAAGTCGAACTGTTGAAGGCTTCGCAGGGCATCGTCCACCCGGATTTCCTCGAAGCGAAGACGCGCATCGTGATCGCACGGGAATTGGGGGAACTACCTGAGCTCGACCCGAAGACCCGTCCCCTGTACACACAGGACTATCTACGGGAGAAGAATCTGAGCGCCAAGCAGCTGCGATCGAAGAGTGGCACATTCGGCAAGAAGCTCAAGGCCGCATATCGAGAGCGAAACGGTCGAGACCCACAACGCGCTGATCTGACACTGCCGAACGGTCACATCATTCAGGTCTACGCCTACACGGAAGAAGATCGCCCCTTGTTTGACCGGGCATGGGATGAGCTCAGTCAGAAAGCGGGTGCGTGATGGCCGGCGCTCTCCCCGAGAAAAATCTTCGTCTATCTCTCACCCACCCTATCGTGTCGGACTCTTACAGACATTCCTTCCCCATGGAATTGGTATGTGATCCGAACGATGAGGCCGACCTGTTCCTGACGGTGTTCAAAGCGAAGGTTCCTATGTTCGACTTGTGGTTCGACCTGACGTATTCCACGTTCGACGGGGTGACCGGTTCGTTCTATCCCGATTGGAGCGAATGGACGTTCGGTGACCTGAAGGAAGCGAAGGACGTATTGCACTCCTATCTGGATTCCATCGATGTTCTCCGCGTTTTTTTTGCGGACTACCTGCGGGTATTCGAGTGGGCGTCGACCGTGGACTGGCGCGGCCTGCTCGCCAAGAAGCGTGGTGAATCATGTCCAAGCAGATAGAAGCACAGGACGGTTGGCCCATTGGCAAGGTGGCGGAATTCCTGAATCTTTCGAAGAGCACTCTTTACATCTGGTCTTGCTACGACCGGTGGGGCGGGAAATACCCGCCGGCCCCGAAGCGTATCGGCCGTCGGCTGGTGTGGGATCCACGCGAGGTCATCGACTACCGGAACAACAGGTGCGCCATCACCCGCAAGGAGCTGGTCCATGGCGAATAAGGGTTTCCCGGATTCGAAACCGGGAGAAAAGAGGTGCCGGCGTCGCACTGTCCAAGGTTCACGCCGGCACCAACATCACCAATCACATTGAAAGGAAAACAAGTGATGTCAGGACACAAGATTACCGGAATCCACGCCATCGGCGTCGAGATCCCGAAGGGAATGTCATTCAAGGAGCTCATGGAGCAGCTGCTTGAGGGAGGAGAGGCTGAGTTGGAGAAGGAGTTGGACGAGGAGACGCGCCAGCCGGAAACCGGCAAGTGCGATTGTCCGGCATGCGAGCCGGACAAGGACACCGTGGAGGAAAGATTGTTCCATCCGGTCGATCAGTGGCAGCACGCCGTCGATGTGGCCAGTGACGTGCATGACGCGGCAGGTTCGCTCGAACAGTACCTGTTCGACCTGGGTGAGAACCAGTTGGCGTTCGAGGCGTCGATGATCCTCAGCCAGTCGCTGACCCTGCTGCGCGCCATCCAACGCAAGCGCAAGGAGGTTGCGGAATGAGCATCGAAGCATTGCGCAAAAAGAAGCGTATGCGCCGACCCCGGCCGAGGTTAACGGACGGGCAGAAATCGGCCGTATTACTGGCTCTCACGTTCTTCGAGGGTTGGCTGGTCGGTTTCGCCGGCACGCATAGTCGCATCCCCAGTCCGGTGGGTACGCCGCAGTGGATGATAACCGGCTCGCTCGCATTGGCGGTCGTATTGCCGCTCGTGTTCGTGGGAATCCTGTTGAAGTGGGGTGGCGATGGAACAGCCGAGTGAGTTCACTCTTTGTCTGCCGGGCGACCCGGTGCCGAAGGGGCGTCCCCGCGTCTACAACGGGCACGCGATGACCCCGAAACGCACCGTCAGGGCGGAGGAACGCCTGTTCGCCGAATTCCGGTTGAAATACCCGCAGGCGAAACCATACCAGTGCCCGGTCAGGTTGGAGGCCGAATTCTGGATGAGCCATCGCGGCCGCCCGGATCTCGACAACCTGCTGAAGCTGGTTTTGGACTCGTTGAACGGCGTCGCCTACGTGGATGACGCGCAGGTCGTCGAATCCCACGCCACCAAGCGCATGCCCGACCTGTGGGTGTACGGGACCAAAGGCAAATACCGGAAACGCAAGAGCGGCGATCCGTACACGTGTTGCGGGCATGAGTACGAGCCACATCTCTATATCCGAATCAAGCCGCTCCCCGAATGGGAGCCGAAGGAAAGGAAACAATCATGAGCAAGCCGATCAACGAGCCCCGTCTGGTGCAGCAGGCGCTGATAGCGGACGAGGATCTGAGTTTCGAACTGGCGGCTTTGGTGCCGCCGGCGAGCGGCATCACGAACGCGGCCAGCACGTTCATCGACCGGGCGACCAAACTGTTGCTGTCCGACAAGATCATGCTCACCAACGAGCAGCATACGGCCGTCGTGACGGCCATCGCCATCGCCCAACTGACCGTCAAGGAAGGCGCGGCCATATCGAAGCTGCTGCGCAACCCGGACGCTTCGGCGGAGGTCATAGCCGGACTGCGACTCACCTCCGAGGACAGGCAGGATGCCTGACCGGCGTCTTTGGATGCCGCGTTGCAGGACATGCGGGCCGCTCGGCAAGCCCACCGGACTGGACGAGGCGGTCACCTGCTGCAACCGGCACACGAACCAGACCAAGCATCAGACGGCGTGGTATCCCACCTACGCCCAAATCATCGTGAAAGGCACATCAAATGACTGCGAATGACACGTCAACCATTGAAACCACGGAGGCCGTGAACCCGGACGGGGAATTGCGCCAAGGATTGTTCGCCGCGCAGGCGGCGCGCATCGTCGAACTGCAGGCCGAGATCGCCAGCCGACAGGAGGAAATCGACAATCTCAAATCCCTGATTCTCGACTCGCATCCGGTCGGCACCTACCAGGCCGGCAACCTGAAGGTGCAGGTCAAGCCGGGCGCGCGCCGCATCAACGCCGGCACGTTCGAAAAAGCCTACCCGGCCACCAAGTATCCCGGAGCCTACCAGTTGCGGCCGCGGCCGCTCAGCCAGTTGGAGAAGCTGCTGTCGGCGGACGCGGTGGCCGATTACGCGATGAGCGGCAAGCCGACGGTGGTGGTCTCATGAACGCAGAACTGTCCAGCCTGGGCATCGCCCAGATCGTGGAAAGCGTTATCGCCGACTACGACCTGCACGACGAGGACGGCAACGAGCTGACCGACGACCTGTACGTCATCCGTTCCGAGCAGCTCGACGAGCTGGGCCTCACCGTCGCCAGACGCATCCACAAGGCGACGCGCGAACTGGAGGCGCAGGGCAAGACCGGTTTTCCCGTGCATTCGATGCTCTGCGGGCATACGCCGCCAACCATCACGACGGCGGATGACGGGACCTACACGCTGCGCTTCGACAACGCCAGCGAAGCGGTTGCAGTCAAAGGCCTCAACAAGACCGCATTGGCCGACGTCAAGAAAACCATCAACGACTTTCTCAAGGAGGTGAAAACCCATGAACGGCATGAATGAGGCTATCCTCGCCGTCGCGCAGGCCCAACAGGGTGATGCGATCCCCGTGGACATACCGCCCATGACGCAGTCGGCACCCGATATGGGCAAGCCGCCAGTCACTCCGAAAACCAAAATCGGCACCGTGGAGGAGCCGCAACTGTGGCCGGAGATTCGCCAGCTCATCGAAGCGGATATCGCCAACGCTCCGCGCGAACTGCAGCGTGAGATAGGCCCGTCCGAACTGGGCGCGGACTGCGTGCACTGCCTCGCCGCGAAACTGGCGGGCTGGCCGGAGCGTCGCTCCCCGGGCTGGCTGCCGTTCATCGGCACGTGCGTCCACGCGCATTTCGAAACCATGTTCCATGACCTGAACGGGGAGCCGGCGTTCCAATTCCCCTACACGAGCGAGGACAACGTGACCGAGCTCGTGGAACGGTGGCGCTCGGAGTACCGGGTCACCGTAGGCCGGTTGCAGGGTTTGCACGGCGGCTACGACGTGACCGGCAGCATCGACCTATGGGACCGCAAAACCCGCAGCACCATCGACTGGAAGATAGTCGGCAACACGACCGTCACCAAGGTCAAGGCCCACGGCCCCTCGCAACAATACCGGATACAGGCGTCGCTCTACGGCATGGGCCTGCAGAACGAGGGCGAACGGGTGGAACGCAACTGCATCTACTTCCTGCCCCGCAACAAGACCTCGTTGGGTGACGCTTTGCCTTGGGAGACAAGGTTCGACCCGGAGCCCGGCAAATGGGCGTTGAGCCGCGCCCAACTGCTCGTCAACCTCATGGATTGCGTGGAGCAGGCGGAGGGCCCCGACGTGCGCGACAGCTGGATCAAACAGTTGCCGGCGGCCGGGCCCGACAAGTGCTTCTCCTGCAAGGGCCGGGTCTGGCCGGATATGAGCGCGCTTCCCGAGTTCGACGAGAAGCCGTGGCCGGACGTGCCCGACAAATGGCTCCAACTCATCCCCCTAATCGAATCCGAATACCAGTTCACCGAATAACGAAAGGAAAACAATCATGTTCGGACAGCCACAGCAACAGTATGGTTACCCGCAGCAGGGTTACCCCCAACAGGGGTATCAGCAGGGGTATGGTCAGCCGCCGGCACGCCCGGCCGTGTCCATGACCCCGGAGCAGATGCTTGCCAGCATCGAATCGCAGAGCAGCAAGGGCGCGAAATTCGAACAGCCCGGCACATCGATCAGCGGAATCATCGAGAACGTGACCGCCAACCAGATCCGCGATTTCAAGTCCCGCCAGCCGAAGTTCTTCGATGACGGACAGCCGCAGATGCAGGTGCTCGTCACCATCAACACCGGCGTCACCGATCCGATGGTGGAGGACGATGACGGCCGGCGCACCGTGTACATCAAGGGCTTCGGCCTCCAGCGCCGCGCATGGCTTCAGGCGTTGCACAACGCCGGGCTGAGGAAGGCCGCAGAAGTGCGGCCTGGCGACCGTTTCACGGCCACGTTCACCGGTTTCGGCGAGGCGAAGCCCGGCATGAACGCGCCGAAACTGTTCGAATACGTGATCGAACACCAGTCGCCGGCCGACCTCGCCATGAACCAACCCCAGCAGCCCGGCATGCAGCAAGCCCAGCAAGACTACCCGCAGCAGCAGTACGCTCCCCAGCAGCCCACGCAGACCCCGAATCAGGGGTATCAGCAGCCTCCGGTCGACCCATGGAACCCGCCGACGCAGCAGCAGCCGCAGCAACCCGCCCAGCCGGTACAGCTCGGCCAGCCACAGCAGCAGGCTGATCCGATGAAGGTCAACCAGTTGAAGGCCGTGGGCAAAAGCCCGCAGGAGATCGCCACCCTGTTGGGCGTGCCGGTCGAGGCGGTGACGGCGATCACGGACGCGGCCAACCCCACGGCCCACCCGTACGCAGCCAACGGCGAGGAGCCCGAATTCTAACCATCCGGCCGTAGCCGTATCCAAGCGGCCAGCGCAGTTGCGACGACGCGCACGGCACAAAAAACTAATCCGATGTTAAAGGCCGTTTCGAGGGGAGCTGACTGATGCCCTCGAAGACGTCACTAATTCTTTCTTGTTCGTCCAAAGAGAGAATTCCCTTTGCGATACACATTTTACGAATCGAATCAAAAGAATCTTTGGCGGTCTCGATTTTCTTTTTTTCCGAATCAGGCACTGTCACGCCCGCGGCTTCCATCACCGTCGCGGATTTCTCTATATCGTCTATGCTCTGCGAGAGATAGTAAAACGCCATATTCGGACCAGGGCCATAATACATTGGATCATCCGAATCGTCAGGTAGCTCGTCCAGCAACGCACGACGAAGGACATCCATATACGTTTGATAATTGGATACGCCATCCCAATACCTCTTTGATTCGTCGAGTATGGATTTGATTCGGGCCATGGCCGTATTGAGTTCAACTCTGTCGAAGACAATCATCTCCGACAGAAAGATATTGCAGATGCCGTATTTTGTTCTCGTGCCGAATATCGGGTTGTCGCTTAGGAGGAACGGCTCCTCCAAATCGCAGATGAGGGCGAGCGGGGTGATATGCAATGCGTGGGCTATCTGGATTGTCGCGTCCACGCTGATGTCGGTTTTGCGGCCCAATTCGATATTGGTCAGCACGTTTTCGGAAAGGGCGAGTTCCCCGTATTCCTGTTTTAGATAGTCCGCGAGTTTGGCGATGCTGAGTTTCGCCATGGTGCGGTATCGCTTCATGCGTGTGCCGAACGTCGACGTGTCGGTCTGAAGCCCTGCCCTGTCGTCAATCACTGTCATACTTACAAATTTTATCAGCTATTTCATGTGATTTGGTGTGAACTGGACAGAAATGGTGTATTCTGTCTCTTGGACAGAAGAACAGGTGAACAAATATCCTAGATTCTGTCCAGAGAACAAAAATGGCCCGCCCTGCGCCAACAGGACGAGCCGGTAAGCATCAAACCCAACCGCCAGGAAGGATCGAACACTCATGCCACATACTACAGCCGCACTCGACGGGCTCCCCGAAACGGTAACCAAAAAACAGGCGGAACAGGCACTCAAATGCTCGACGCAGACCATCGACCGCCTCGTGAAAGCCGGCAAACTACGCGCCTATCGCGTCACCGCCAAGAAAACCCTCATCAACGCCGCAGACCTCAAAGCGCGTTTCACCGAAGGCGAGGTGCGGGCATGAGCGCAAAAAAGCCGATAACGTTACCCGCCTTGTCCATCTGCCTGCCATCCGATTTCAAGTTCGAGGAGCTCGACAAGCGAGACCCCGGCTCTCTGAGAATCTTCAAATCCAACGAACCGAACCTGGGACTCGACTTCTCGATTGACTACTACCCAGACGAGGGCGTGGTCTACGGCGGGGAATACTGGGCACAGACCTGGACACCGGACAACCCGCGGGAATGGGAAGAGATTCAGCACAATATCCCGCAAGTCCTCTCATGGCTCAGCGACTGCCAGACCGCACTCGCCTGGGCACGCCGACACTACCCCGCACGCAAGGAGGCGTGAAATGACCTACACGACCAATGGGCCGACGCAACTGGTCGAAATCGCGCCGCACGTGTTCCTCGGATGCAGGATAAGCAGGATCGAAGGACTGTCCCCGGAACGCCAGCTCATGCAGACGTACATGATGGACAACCACGAAGGCAAGGACATCGAATACCGGGGCCTGATCTCGTTCTCAGCCGAAGACGCTGACTCTGTCGCGGACGCCTTCAGGGACTTCGCGAGCATGGTCGAAGGACTTATCAGGGAGGAACGGCAACGCCGGTAACAGGAGGAAACAGTGGCGGTTACCCTCAGAACGTTGAAATTCCAACGAAAACAGGAGAAACAACAGAAACACATCTCTCCTATATATAAATCCCTCTCAAACACTCCTATATAACTTCTCTCACACACACATAAGTGTTAGGGGTGTTACAGAGGGGTATCTTCCTTGGAATTTCAACGGTCTGACGGTAACAGGTCTCTGTTACTTCCCTGTTCTCGTAGTTACCGAAAGGAGGTAAACATGTTCATTCACCACTGCTCGATAATCCCAGACGGGCCATCCCACGTGCAACAGGTGCTGCTTGGAATGGGACCGGCATTGAAGCCGGAACGGCACGCCTTCTACGACCGCATCGGCCAAAGCGTGCAAATCCCGCGCAACGACACGGGAAGGAACCCGCACCCGTGGTTCGACGACGGATACGCGAAAGCCCTGTGGGACTTCCGCAACGACTCCCTGCTGCTCGGAGACGACAATCGAACCCTGTATGTACGTGACGTCGACCGCACGGGGAATAACGCCCTGCTCAACACTTGGCATGCGATCAGTAGCCTCGAAACGGAATACCACGTGCCGAAGGCCAAACAGTACTTCCCCTGGAACGACCAGCTGCGTGTGGAATGCTCGAAACTCGATAAGCGCGTCAAACACGGAATCAAGTTCGCCAACTGCTCGTTCCTGCGCGTGGAAGGAGTCGTCCGCAGATTCGATGCCGGCACTCCTTTGTTCGACCAGCCGTATGAGTTGACGTTCGACATGGCATATGATTCGAGGCTCGTAGGCCAGGCCATCGCCTTCCTTCGCGACGTCACCGAAAACGAGCATTCCGCGCAGAATCTCTGCCGTATGTTCGCCACGCCTCTCATGGAGCCGTACAAGCATCTGAGTTACGTCCTGTACGGTGACGGAGGCAACGGGAAAGGCATCCTGCTAGGAGCCCTGTCGCGCTCCTTTCCCGATCTGGCGAAGCCGGTCGACGCTCAGAAGATTCTCGGGGGAAGACGAGGGCAAGGCGGCTTCTCTAGCGATCAGGAGGCGAACAAGCTTATCGGGACACTGTGGGTGTTCGATGAGGATGCGGACACCGTCACCGTGGAGCAAATGACCGCGTTGAAGAAGATATCCACCGGGGATACGATTTCCAGTCGCAAGATTCAGCAGGATTCGGTCGATGTGAAGCCCCGGTGCACGTTCGTCATCGCGACGAACAATCCCGTCATCACGACGATGACCGCCGCCAGCGTCAGACGTTTTGTTTACGTGCGCATGAGGGACAATCGCAAGGCGTCGGATTTTCTTCCGTTATTGGAATTTCGGGACCGTTTCGGAGTGGCCCCGTTTATCATGGCGTCCTGCTCTTTGTGGCTCAAGCGCGGCGACGAACCCTTCCGTGATATCGTCATCGGCGATCCCACCGATCTGTCCGAAGCGGAACAGTGGTTGGTCGACCAGATCGTGTCCAATGGGTACGCGATATCCGGTGCTAATCCGTATTCGGAAAGCGCTTGGGAGCATAAGAACAGCATTAATAAGCTCGGTTTGAAGACTGGCTTGAAGAAAATCGACGGCACTGCCACTCGTGTCCTGTCGGTCGAAGACGAGCAGCGATTCTCCCCATATCGGTCTGAAGCCGTGTCTGCTTACCGGTCCGCCGACACGTTCATGATTCCCGAACCTCCGGAGCCCATCGATTTGAGCGGCGCTCCTGTTCCATTGCCTTCCGAGTTCGGTTTCGTCTGCGATTACGTGCCGGCCAATCCGGATAAGAAGGCCTTGAATTGGAAGAAGCTCACCAAGAGCGAGCAGGTAGATACCAGTAGCAGGCCGTCCGGTGCTGCCTTCGCAGTGGTTCCGGCGCCGGGCTTCATGGTCGTTGACATGGATAGGAGCAAGGACGGCGGAGAGTCTGGCTGGGATATCGTCAACTCCCAGATAGGTCCTTATTCGTCGGATGATTTTCCCAGCACTTATCTTGTTCGTACCCCAAGCGGTGGATTCCACGCCTACTACCGGATTCCCGATGACCTGCTGGGAAAGGTGAAGAACGCGGCACATCCGCATGGTGTTCCCATCGATACAAGGGTGGAGCAGAAAGGATATGTCGTCGGGCCCGGATCCTCTGTGCAGGAAGGCGTGTACTTGTTGTGCGATACGCCCGAAAACGGTGATGTCCCGTTCCTGTCATCCAAGATGGTTCTCTGGTTGAAGAACCATGGATACGTCAATGGATTCGAAAATGACCAGCCTCAGCCGGCTGTAGACCACTCCACTGCCGTCCATGCAGGTTCGAGATTTCGTCAAAGTTTGGGCAGACCGGATATGTCTCCCATTCCGGAAGGCAGCCGCAACAATGATCTTCATGCTTGGGGGTTTGGCCGCTTGGCGAACCATCCAGACAACAAGCGTCAAATAGAGGCTGATTTCTTCGAAAGGGGCAGAATCAGCGGCCTGGGTGATGCGGAGATTCGCGCTTCTTGGAATTCGATTCTTCGACAGCTTGGACACCAATCATGAGCAGGCCACGTGCCAGCGAGCGCAAACCCCCGTGGCTGCGCACGTTCGTCCCGAAGTCCAGTCCCCTCGTGGTCACTGTCTGCGAGGGGTGCGGCCTGTACGTCATCGAGGATCGCGAAACCGTGTGGGATGTGTGGGATTACGGATGTGTGGAGGGTGACGACCTGACCGTGGCGATAATCCTCGGCCGCCCATTGACGCGCGTGGTCTGGCTGCCCTCCGTCGGGCACCCACTGTTGCGCAGCGTGAGCGGATGTGCGGGCATCAGACCGGACGGTCAATACCTCGCCGGTCACACGTGCCATTTGGCTCGGGTGAGCGTCAAACCGTTCACGCCGCCGAAAAGGGAGCGTTCGCCGGGCAAACCGTGGGGCGGGCCGAAACTGTCGAAGCAGGAGATAGCCGAATTCAAACGCATCTGGAATATGCCATACAGCCAGCTCAAACATGAGAAAACCCCAACCAACAAGGTCGGCCAGGGCAATGAGAAGCAAACATTATTCTAGCCGACCAGCCGGAAGGGGCTCAGCATGAACTGCCAGAACTGCAGGACGATGACCGAAGAGGGGTGTTCGCTGTGCGAGACGTGCGAGATGCGCTTCGCAGGCACATTATTGCGCTTGGCGCGTGATGTCACGCCGTTGCATGACAGCCTCGACGCGACATTGCATCCGGGCGGGCATTCGCCCGTGCGCATCCAGACCGCCACTCCCCCGACTCCAATCAGGCTCGACGTGCTCGACCTGATCGACATGCTCGACGCCACGGCCCGTGAACTATGGCGTTGCCTCGACGGCATCGACGCTTTGGACTGGCGCAAGGACAAACGCAACGAGGATCTGAAGGCCACGCTCATCGCATGCGCAGGCCACCCCAGGCTCGCCACGTTCACGGACGCCGGCCTCTACATGCACGTCATCAACGACCTTGCCCGCAAGGTCGATACGGTTTTGGACCCGCCCGAACAACGCCGCGAAATCGGCACCTGCGAACTATGCGAGACCATGCTCACCGCAGGCGCGGCAGACCAGTGGGTCACCTGTCCCGTGTGCGGGAGGGAACAGCGAGCTCAGACGGTCAAACTGCGCCGACTCAAGACATTGTGTTGGGATGATTCCGAGCGAGGTTCGGCGGCGGACATCTCCAAGGCATTCGCCGTCTCGGGGCTCAAGGTCAGCCGTAAGACCATCACCACGTGGGAGCAGCGCGGCAAACTGCCCCGTCATGCGGATGGATACGCCTACTGCGACGTGTACCGGCTGCTCATCGGTCCCGATTTGACAAAATCCGTTAGGTGAAGCCATAATATGCAGTGGCAGAAGTGTCGAAAACCCAGCTCAAGTGGCTGGGTTTTCGCGTATCTATGCTTTGTTCTTGCGTGGCCTTCCTCCGCCGACACCACGTCCCGGACGTTGGGCGTTCCATTCATCGATGGTCTCAGGCAGCCAGCCGCGCGTGCGGCCTATGGTCGCGTCGGGTTCGGGGAGTTTGAGGTTGAGCAGGCCGCCGCTGGTGATGCCGAGGCGTTCGGCGACCTGTTTGACGCCGAGGTATTCAGTCGTCATTGTTGCCTTCCTTGCCGTTGATGATTCCGGCCGCGAGACCCATGATTCCGGCCGCGAGACCGAAGCCGCCCGATACTATCGGGCTGCTGGACAGTGCGCCGACCAAGGCCACGGCACCGAATACCACGGCGACGATTCCGAAGATCAGTGATGTTCTCATGATGTGTTTCCGATGAGATAGGATTGGCGGGGAGGTTCCGGCTAGTAGGGTTAGCCGGAACCTGTTTTACTTCTTGTGCTTCGGTCTTCGTCTGATTGCGATGATTATGGCTATCGCGGCGAGGACGTTGGCGATGATGCCGTTGATGACATCGAACCAATCCTTTGGATTCATCGGACCTCCTTTCTGCTGACATATCTATAGTAACACGATAACTATAGATATGCAAGCCGAGGACACCAAGACACGCCAACGGACACAATGACTGCGAGGCACACATGAGCTGGCGAGTCTGCTCGACCCCCGGATGCCCGAACCTCATCGAGACGCCGGCCCGCAAATGCGACGCCTGCACCCGAGCCCAACGGGACCGCACCCGTACCCGTGGACGCAACCCATACAACACCAAGGGACATCAATCGTTTCGCAGGCAGGTGCTCGCACGAGACCCATACTGCACATGCCCCGGCGACCCCGAGCACGGAGGCTGCGGCAAACACAAGGGGCTCTGCGGAAAACCAAGCACAATCGCAGACCATTACCCATACGAAAGAACCGAACTCATCGACATGCGACTCAACCCCAACGACCCGAAGTTCGGACGAGGCCTATGCAAACAATGCCACGACGTGAAAACCGGCAAAACAAGACCAGCAGGCTTCAACACCAGACAATAAGCAATAACACTGTGCATCCCGACAAAAACAGCCGGCAACACCCCAGGGGGGTGGGGTGACGACCACCCCGCTTGGACCGCCGGTGAGCTGTCTGCCGGGTGCGCAGGGTTCAAACATCGCCGACGGGCCGCCGCGAGGGCGGTCCCGTCGATCTGTCGCTAGGGCGCAAGGCCATGACGAGAGGTGAACATCATGCCAAGTGGAGGCAAACGAGTACGCTCCGGGCCGGCCAAGGACCCGAACAGCGAGAAGAGCCGCAGACTCGGATACACATTGCAGAGCCTGCCGAACACCGAGTGCCGGATGAAGCCGCCGGAATGGCCCTTGGAGCCCGCCGATGACGAGCGCGTCCGCAAACTTGAGGCGGAGAAGTGGAAGTGGCTGTGGAAGCTGCCTCAGGCACGCGCCTGGCATCTGCCCCAGTTCAAGTGGATGATCCGGGAACTGGCGTTGTACGCACGGCTTTCCACCGCATGCGAGATCGCGCCGGCACCCACGGCGTTGACCGTGCTGCTGCGCATCTCCGACCGCGTCGGCATGAGCGTGGCCGGATTGCAGGCGTTGGGCTGGAAGATCGAGGCCGAGGCCGAGCGGAAGCCCGTCGATTCGGAGTTCACGCGCCGCAGGGCCAAGGAGCTGAACCGGGAATCGGCCGCCGAACGCTCTCCCATGGACGAGACGAGGCATGTGTACCAGCGTCGGATGAGCGGCAATGGCTGACGAGGATTCATGGCTCATCGACTTCCCCACGTTGGGGCATCTGGTGTGCGCGTGGATCGAACGTCACTGCCGGCAGCCCGACGGCCCGTTGCGAGGCCGTCCGGTGGTGCTGTCCGACTGGCAGTACTGGCTGGCGGCGAACCGTTGGCGCATCCGCGTGGACGCCCCATATGTGCCGCCCGAGGAAGTCACCGTCGACAATCCGATGGTGCTCAATCAGGCGTTCACCTATCGAATGACGTTGACCGTCGGACCGCAGAAATGGGGCAAGGGGCCATGCACGGCGTTCTTCACCGCCGCCGAGGGCTGCGGGCCCACCATCTTCGATGGCTGGGCACAGGAAGGCGACGTGTACCGGTGCGCCGACAACGGCTGCCCGTGCGGCTGGGAGTGGCCATACAATCCGGGCGAGCCGAAAGGCCGTCGGCATCCGTCGCCGCTCATCCAGTTGACGGCGAACTCCGAGGAGCAGGTGCGCAACATCTACCGGCCTCTCGTGGCGACGATCCTGCTTGGCCCGCTCAAGGAGCTTATGCGCGTGAGGGACACCTTCATCCGCATACTGCAGCCGGGGCGCGAGGGCGAGGCCGACGCCTTGGACCTGGACCGCATCGACGTGGTGACCGCCTCCGCGAAGTCCCGTCTGGGCAACCCGATCACGGACGCCGAACAGGACGAGGCCGGCCTGTACACGAAATCGAACGGCATGATAGCGGTCGCCACCACGCAGCGCCGAGGAGCCGCCGGCATGGGCGGCCGCACACATGCGTGGACGAACGCATGGGATCCGGGCGAGGACAGTTACGCGCAGCAGGTGTTCGAGAACGCCGAGGACGACGTGTTCGTGTTCTACCGGAACCCCGATCTCGCGAAATCATTGCGTCACCGCGACGGCCGGCCGTTGGACTTCAATCTGAAATCCGAACGCTTGAAGATGCTCGAATACGTGTATCGCGGCTCCCCGTGGGTCGACCTTAATTCCATCGAATCGGAAGCCAAGGCGCTGATGAAGACCGACCCTACCCAAGCGGAACGGTTCTTCGGGAACCGTCTGGTGCAGGGCGGCGGCGCATGGCTCGAAGACGGACTGTGGGAGAGCTGCTATGCCGGCGCATGAACTCTGGTTGCCGAACCCGCCAAAAGGCACGCGCGTATGCGCGGGCTTCGACGGTTCGGAGAACGACGACTGGACATGCATCAAGATGGAGACCCTCGACGGGCTGATATTCACTCCCCGATACGGGCCCGACCGGCGTGCGACCATCTGGAACCCGAAGCAGTGGGGCGGGCGCATCCCCCGCGCCGAGGTATCCGCAGCATGGGCGGAACTCAACGACCGCTACAAAATCGAACGCGCCTACTGCGACCCCGGCTTCCGCGACGAACTGTCATGGGAATCGGAGATAGAAGCATGGGATCGCGCCTACGGGCCGAAGAAATTCATGCCATGGAGCATGTCGGGCAGCTCCCGCATCGGAGCCGTCTACGAGGCATTGCGCCGATTCGAAGCCGACCTGACCACACATCGCATCACACAGGACGGCTGCCCCATCACCCGCACCCACATGATGAACGCGCGAAAGGTCGCCAAGACCCTGGAACGCTACGGACTGGCGAAACCCCAACAGAACAGGAAAATAGACGCCGCCGTGACCAGCGTGCTCGCCCACGAAGCCGCATGCGACGCGCGAGCCGCCGGCTGGGGCGCTCGCAAACACAATTACATGCTTACCGGATCATCGACCAGAAGGAGGTACTGATGGACTACAGCCAGCAGGAACTGTCCTCATTGGCGAACCGACTGGCCGATAAGATCCAGTTCCGTCGACCCAGCATCGGCACCCACACCGATTACGTCTTGGGCAAACGCGGCAAGCTCAAGTTCGCGTCCAAGGAATTCAAGCGCTACATGAGCGACCGGTTCTCCGACTTCTCCGACAACTGGTGCCTCCCCGTGGCGCAGGCCCCAGTGGAACGCATCAAGTTCAAGGGCTTCGTCCCTTATGATGACGTGAAGCTCGGCACCGGCATCATGAAATGCCTCGACCGCAACGACTTCGAACGCGGACTTCAGGAAGCCGCGCTGATGATGACCACCACGGGCCGCGCGTTCGCTTTGGTCACGCAGGTCGACGGCAGGGCCCGCATCACGTTCGAGCACCCGGACAGCGCCGCAGTCATCTACGATGCGCGCACCGGCCAGCCGTCAGCCGGGTTCCTCATCCAGCAGGGCGACGACAAGGAGTACGGCACCCTCATGCTGCCCGGCTGGACGGTCAGCATGGAACGCAAGAAGATGCTCGATCTGACCGACCAGCGCGTGCCGCCCGACGTGTACGGCTGGAAGATGAATGACCCTCAGCCCACCGGTCTGGACACGATCCCCCTGCGCGAGTTCCGCAACCAGATGCTATTGGACAATGCGCCGATCAGCGACATCGCGCACGTCGAATCGATGCAGGACACGGTCAACGTCGTATGGGCATACCTGCTCAACGCTCTCGATTATGCGTCGCTGCCCGCTCGTGTGATCCTCGGCGGAGACCCGCTCGTCGAGCCCGTCTACAACGAGGAGGGACAGCAGATCGGCGAGAAGCCCATCGAACTCGACAAGCAGGTGCTGGAGCGCATCTACCAGTTCACCGGCGACAACGTGAACCTGGGCGAATGGTCAAGCTCGAACCTGAACGTGTTCATCCCGGTCATCGAAAAAGCGGTGGAGCATATCGCCGCCGAAACACGCACCCCCGGCCATTACCTGCTGACGAACGCGGAGGTTCCGGCCACCGGCTACGAGGTCGCCGAAGCCGGCCTCGTATCCAAGACCATCGAACGCATCAGCTTCCTGAAATCCCCCATCCGCGACATCTGCAGCATCGCCATGCGCTACGAGAACGACGTGGCTGAGGCGGACATCATCGCCGACTCCAAGGTGCAGTTCGCGACCCCGCAGTATCGCAGCGAAACCCTGATGGCGGACGCGATGCTCAAATACAAGCAGCTCGGCTTCCCGATCCAATGGGTCGCGGAGCAGATGGGCCAAAGCTCGGACGAGGTGCAGCGCATCATGCGCATGCGCGCCGACGAGATGGCCGACCCCGAACTCGAATCGTTGAACCGTGCCCTGCAGATCGGAGGCGCTGATGGCGGTCGAATCTCAGGCGCTGGCCTACAGTCAGAAACGGCTGGCGACCTTGGAGCTGGCGGCGGACAGAGCCGCACGCAGAACATGGAACAGGGTCGACGCCAATAACATCCAGGCGTCGTGGAAGTCGATAAGCCGCGACTTCCTCACCCTGTTCTCCACCATCCAAACCAAGTCGGCGGAGACAGCCATCGACGCGAGCGGCATGATGCTCGCCGAACAGGGCGTGTACGTCACTCCCCATGCTTTGGCTAACCCGAACGCATTCGCAGGCTGGGCTCCGTCCGGCCTCGACATCGCCTCCTACTTCCAATCCCCCGTGTTCGCCGCCCTGCACGCGATACGCACCGGCAGCTCCCCGTTGGAGGCATTGGAATATGGGCGCAACCTGCTGGTCATGCTTACCTCTCTGGCGGTCATGGACACCGCCCGCCAGGCGGAATCACTGGACATCACCAGCCGTCCCAAGGTCGGCTACATCCGCGTCGAATCCGCCACCTGCTGCGACCGATGCATGATATTGGCCGGCAAATGGTTCCGATTCAACGAGGGGTTCCTGCGCCACCCCCACTGCCACGGCCGCCACGTGCCCTGCAGCCAGAGCATGGCCAAACAACAGGGATGGATCAGCGACCCCATGGAGGGTTTCAAAAGCCTCTCCCGTGAGGAGCAGGACAAGCGCTTCGGCGCGAATTACGCGCAGGCCATCCGCGATGGCGCCGACATCTACCAGGTCGTCAACTCGAAACGCGGCATGCAAAGGGTGGGCAAAGGCTATACGGCGCTGACCACCAGCGAGGGCACCACACGATACGGGTGGGCCAGCATGCAATACGCCCAGCAGTCCGGCCGGAGGATGAAACGCCGCCTGTCCATCGACGGCATCTACTCGCTGACCGGAGGCGACCGGGAGAAGACCATCTCTGCGTTGAAGGCCAACGGCTACTACGTGGACAACGACTGGCGCGGCAAGGTGCCCGAGATCCGCAAAAGCATGTGGCTGCACGACAACACGTACCGGCAGGGGCGCGTCGAACTATTGACCGCCGCCGAGAAGCGCGTTCAGACCGCGAAGCTCCGCTACGAGGCCGTATTGGAGGGCCGCAACCCCAACGATGGCCGCATGCCCCTCACCCCCGAAATCGCCGCCCAATGCGAACGCGAATACCGCCGATGGGTCACCTCCGGCGGACAGATTTTCCAGCAATGATCCAGCGAATCGAAAGGAAGAACATGGATCCCGCAAACCAGAACCAGAATTCGGACGACAACGAGGCCAAGAAGCCGGAGAACACCGGCGGCGAGGATTGGCAGTCGAAGTTCGAGGGCCAGCGGAAAGTCAACCGCGACCTCGAAAAGAAACTGAACGAAGCCTACGCCAAGGCCGACAAGGTAGACGAACTCGAAAAACAGATCGCCGCCCTGCAGGGCAAGGAGGCCGAATACGAGGCCGCCAGGAAGGAACAGGCCGTCAAGGACGAGGCCCTTGCCGCCGCCAACCAGCGCATCCTCAAGGCCGAAGTCCGCGCCGCAGCCAGCGGCAAGCTCGCCGACCCGGCCGACGCCCTGCGCTACCTCGACCTGTCCAAGTTCACCGTCACGGATGACGGAAGCGTGGACAGCCAGGCCATCGCCAATTCGATCGGCGAACTGCTGGAACAGAAACCTTATCTCGGGAAAGCCGAGCAAGCGCCCTCGGGTGCGAACATCACGCCGCCCAGCGGAACACGGGACGGCGACCGCCATCAGGGTCAGCTCACCCGAGACGACCTGAAAACCATGAGCCCCGCAGAAATCGTCAAAGCCCAACAGGACGGGCGACTGAAGGACCTGCTCGGAGCCAACTAAACGGAAGGAGGCCTTAAATGGCCATCACCAATTTCATTCCCGAACTGTGGAGCGCCAACATCCTGCTGGAACTCCAGAAGAACCTCGTCTACGGTTCCGCAGTGAACCGCGACTACGAGGGCGACATCGCCAACTACGGCGACACCGTGCACATCACCGGCATCGCGCACATCAGCATCGGCGACTACACGGCCCACACCGACATCACCATCGAACCGGCCACCGACAAGGACGCCGGCGAACTCGTCATCAACCAGAGCAAGTACTTCGCGTTCGAAATCGACGACGTGGAGAAGCGCCAGGCCATGAACAACCTGACCGCCGCATATTCCCGGGACGCCGCCTACAAGCTGCGCGACCTGACCGACCAGTACCTGGCCGGCCTGATGGCAGCAGGCGCGAAGAGCAAGCTCGACCCGATTTCCGGCGCCACCGCCACCAAGGCGTACGACACCATCGTGGATCTGGCCACCGCATTGGATAAGCAGAACGTGTCAGACGCGGGCCGTTGGGTCATCGTCAACCCGGACTTCTATGGCCTGCTGCGCAAGGACAGCCGTTTCGTCGCTGGCGCCGAGTCCGCTCATTCCACGCTGCTCAACGGCGTGGTCGGTGAGGCCGCGGGCATGACCATCCTCAAGTCCAACAACGCTCCCGCAGCCAAGGGCGGCTCTGCCTCGGCTCAGACCGATGAGGGCAACGTCATCATCGCCGGCACCAACGCGGCCACCACGTTCGCGGAGCAGATCGCCAAGGTCGAGGCCACCCGCAAGGAGAAGGGCTTTGACGACATCGTCAAGGGGTTGCACCTGTACGGCGCGAAGGTCGTGCGCCCCGAAGCGCTGGCCACCGTACACTTCAAGGTGGGCAAGTGATGGCCGGCAGCTATGAGGCCATGCCCTACGTGGGCGAAGCCGAATAACCGCATAGGGGGTGACTCATGGACACGCTGGCAACGGTCAAGGACCTTGATTCATACGGCATCGAATACGCGGACGGAAAGCTCGCGGGCAAGCTGCTCGAATCGGTTTCGGCCGCGGTGCGCGACGCCGCAGGGTGCCCCATCACACGCGGCGAATACACGGTGACCATCCCCGGCGAAACCTCACGCAGGCTCGACCTGCCCATGCGCCCCGTGATTTCCGTGAGCCGCGTGCTCATGGACGGCGAGGAGACCGGGGATTGGAAGCTGCTCGGCAACGCGCTGTACAGGGAAAGCCTGTGGAGCCTGCCGAACATGGTCCCCCGTTCCGTCACCGTCACCATGCTCGCCGGCTATGACCCGGTTCCCCCGGACATCGTGCGCCTCGTGTGCAGCATGGTCGCAGCCGGACTCGTCCAGCAGTCGAACGGCGGCCCCGGCGCTCACCGCGACGAATCATACGCGCGAATCGACGACGTGCAGATCGGCTACCGTCAGGGCGACTCCGAGATCATCGACGCACTCGAACTGCCGGAGGGCACGAAACGAGCCCTCCGCAACAGGTTCGGCATGCGAGGCATCGCCATAGGGGTGTTCCGATGAACGTGCAGCATATCCTCAACCGAGGCCGACAGCTCGCCGAATCGTTGATGACCGACCAATGCCGCGTCACCCATATGGGCAAACCGGTCACCGACCCCGAAACGGGACTGGTGGGACCGGCCGCGAACACCGTGTATGAGGGCCGTTGCAAGGTGCAGACCTCGGGTGGTCTGGCCGCCGAGAACACGGAGGGCGGCATCGTCGAAGCATTGGGTGCCGTCACCCCCGTGTGGAGCATGTACGTGCATTTCCCCTACGGCACCACGGGATTGTTGCCGGGTGACGTGTGCGAGATAACCGAAGCCGCCGACCCGAATCTCAAGGGGCGGAAGCTCCGGTTGCTGAACATGCAGTCCGAGAAGTCGCATGCGACCGCATGCCGGTGGAACGTGAAGGAGATGGGCAACAGCAATGAGTGACGTGACAATCGACGCTTCGGAGCTGACCGCTTTCGGCCGCAGGGTCGCCGCCGCGCACGCCATGGCTTCGGTCAAGGTTGCGCAGGCGGTGAAGAAGGGCGCGCAGAACGTCAAGGAAGTCATCATCTCTGACCTGCAGACCTCACGGAACTACGCGATCAGCTGTATCGGCATCGGCTACGAGATGGGTAGCACCGGCACCACCGTGTACGCGGACGTGAGCCCGCGCGAAGGCGGGGCCAGCGACTTGGACAACATCGCGTTCTTCGGCACCGCGAAAGGCGGCGGAACCCATGACTTCTACGAAGCTGCGGAGACGGAGCTGCCCACGCTCGCCGAATACGTGGCCGATGCCGCCGACGACATGCTGATAGGAGCCATCGGATTATGAGTGTCATGGACCTGACCAATGCGGTTCTCGACCTGCTGCCCTCCATGCCGTCCGGCGTGAAGGTCTACCGGCAGGAGGAGCCGTTGGAGTCGGAGATGCCGCCGTGGATCATCGCGCGCGTCTCCACCGACCGTCATGTGACGGCGGAAACGATGCGGTTCACCGCCCACTCCGCGCTGTTGGAGGTTCGCGCCGTCAGCACCACCGCCGACAGTGTGAACGTCTGGTGTGACGACATGCTGATTCCCGCGTTGGCGAACCGCTCCCCAACCCGGCCGCCGGGCTACACGGTGGGCCAGCTCACCCTGTACGAGGATTCCGGCGCATATGCGGCCGGATTGACCGCCGACGACACCGCGCGCCGCTACCAGGTGCGCGTCTTGAGGTTCCGCTTTACGTGGAGCCGACCATAATCAACCAATCATTTACCAAAATCCTTCAACGCCACCCCATACGGGGTGGCTTTTTGTTTTAAGGAGCACATCGTGACCATGAAACTGGGTACAGAGATTCCCGGCACTAGCGCCGAGGGCAACATCACCACACTATGGGTGCCGACGATCAAGGACATCAAGGCCCCCACCTTGGTCGAGCTGGAAGCCGGCACCGACATCTCGAACTACGTCATGCTCGGCGGCTGGAGCTTCGACCCGTCGCAGGACACCGTATCCGACCAGCGTGAGAACAGCACGCAGGACTTCGGGGCCCCCGGCCGCAAGAGCGCCGGCGACATCAGCATCGAGGTCATCGACAACACGAACACGGAGCACGAAGAACAGAACGAGGCCGTCACCCTCATGCACGAGGGTGCCTCCGGCTATATCGTGCGTCGCCGAGGCATGGCCACCGACGCGCCATTGGCCTCCGGCCAGAAGCTCACCGTCGTGAGCGTGAAGTGCGGCGAAAAGAAGGTCATCAACCCGGATGCGAACACCATGATCCGCAGCCAGATCCCGCTGTTCGCCCAGGCTCCCGGCTGGGAGTCCGAGACCGCCGTGCTGACCGCAGCCTGACAAGTTCTTCCGTGCGGGGACTCTAAGCCTTTCTGGCCCCGCACAGGCATTCTCTCTTCTCTCTCTCAGAAAGGTTTTCAGACTTTCAGAAAGGGATAATCATGGCTTTGGAAGTGAAGCGCAAGCGCGTGGACGTCGACCTCATATTGGATCAGGAGAAGGCCGAACAGGTCGCCGCATTGGGAGCCGACCTGGAACGCGCCATGGCGCAGCATGTGACCGAGGGCGGCAACGCCGCCGCCAAACGCATCGCCGAACAAATCGACAAGCTGCGCGGCGAGGTGAAGGACGACACCGTCCACATCACCTTGGAGGCGCTGCCGCTCTCCCAGTGGCGTCAGGTGCTCGAGGCGAACACCGTCACCGAGAACGGCATACCGAAACAACACATCGAGGACATCTGCGCCGACGCCGTCAGACTCATGGTCAGGAAGACCATGCCGGAAACCCCCGTGGAAGAGCTGGCGAACGTCATGACCGAACTGTCCGACGGCCAGATCAGCCCCATCTGGTACGCGATCCGTGACCTGAACGCGAAGCTCATCGACCCAAAAGACGCACTCGAATCAGCCTCGCGGATAATCCGCAGACAGTAAGGGAACTGCGAATCTGCCAGAAGCTCGGCATCAGCTACAAACGCTGGCTCGGCTGGGAACCATCGTATCGGGTGGAAAGGGACGGGCACAGGCGCATCACCGGCTACACGCCGGAAACCGAATGGGATGCGACCGAACGCGAGTGGATGCTTGCACTCGACGAATACGAGCACACGCTGTGCCCGCGCTGCGGTATGCCCGTCAGCATATGCCACGACGAGCTCGCCCCCACCAAATACGCGAGCGAGGTCGGCGTCTGCCAGATCGACCTGATGCGCCGCATCGGGCTCGAAGAATACCGCAAGGACCATTCCGCGGAATCCGCCACGAAACTTGACTCATTGACCGTGGGCATCAACCCACGATGATCCGACAGGAGGATATGCCATGGCCGGTGGCCTGAACCGCAACATCACCGTCCGCCTGCTCGCGGACACCAGCAATTTCACCGCCGGCATGGCCAAGGTGTCCGGCGAAAGCCAGAAGGCGGCCACCACCATGGAAGCCGCCGGAGGAAAGACCAAGCTCATCACCACCGGCATCGCCGCCGCAGGCATCGCCGCCACCGCACTGGGCGTGGCCGCGATCAAGATGGCCGCCGACTTCGACGCCAGCATGAGCACCGTGCAGGCCAACACCGGAGCCAGCGCAGATGAGATGAATCAGCTCCGTCAGGCCGCCATCGACGCCGGCGCCGACACCATATACTCGGCCACCGAATCCGCCGACGCCATCAACGAACTCGGCAAAGCCGGCCTATCGACCTCGGATATTCTCTCCGGCGGTTTGAGCGGCGCATTGAACCTCGCAGCGTCCGACGGCATGGCCGTAGGCGACGCCGCCGAACTCATGGCCACCACCCTCAAACAGTTCAACCTGACGGGCGCCGAATCCACTCAGGTGGCCGACGCGCTGGCGGCCGGCGCAGGCAAGGCCGTCGGTTCCGCCCATGACCT